TTCATGATTCTCAAAGTTCCAAAGTAAATCCTTTTACCTTAGTGAGCCTTGTTGAAAAAGAAAAATCAAAAAGTTGCGGCAAAAAGGAAAAAGAAAAAGCGGACGCCGCCCCCAAACCCGAGCGCAAGCCAAACCCTACATACGAAGCCTTCACCGTGTTCTGCAAAACCTTTGAAGATTTATCAGGCGCCGCGTATCCAACTGATCAAAAGGGACATTATATCATGAGCCCCAAAGATGCTGGAGGCATGGTATATTTGTTGCGTTGGATTGAAAAAGTTGACCGGAATAACGATACAAATGAGGCATTAAAAGTATTTTTACAAGCCGCCTGGAGCCTGCCTGACAAATGGTTGAAAGCCAATTTTACCCCAGCCATTTTATACGGACAGGCGAACAAAGTTTACACGGCTTATCAAACTTCTTCCCCAGCGGCAAAGAAAAAGGCGTACGACGATGAAGTTGACAGGCTTTTGGGTGAGTATATACAAACCTTAAAACAAACACAATAAAACTAAATAATATGGATAATAAAACTTATTATAAGTCACTTGTTGGCAAAAAGGTATTAGATAAAACAATGAACAGAGAAGGATATATTTTAAATATAGCTTTCCATAGTAAAGATTATGAAATATGCTGGTTTAATTTTAAATATGATAAAGGAGGTTATTTAGTGCATATTGATGAACTTGAAATAATTAAACCACGACAACTAAGTTTATTTTAAATTTACAATTATAAAAACCAACTTACATGAATTTACCAGCTATTGCAATGACAATCGAGGAAAAGATACAAGACATTCAACTTGTTATCGACAATCGAGAAAAAAGATTATTTAAAACGGGTATTATTGAAAGCCTGCCCAAAATTAATGAGGTAGTTAAAAACATCCTTCCCCTTTATGGCATTGATGCAAGCCCAGAACACTTGGTTGAGGTGACCCAATTTATCACAACTTACAAATTAATAGCGGTTGATGAGATAAAACTTGCTTTTGAAAAGTTTGCAAGGCAGGAATTAAACATCGACGAACACAAGTTATACGGCAAAGTTGATTTGGCTGCTATTGGAAGGATTTTAACGGCTTATATAACCTGGAGGCAAAAGGTTTATTTTACCGTTGATATGGAAGATGAAAAGAAAAGATTAAGGATACAGGAAGAACAAAGACAGGTTGAGGCAAAGCGCAAGTTTTATGCAGAATTTCCCGAGATGTTAAGCGGCTTTAAGGGTGAATCATACGAAGACGTGCCCGTTTATTGGTACGATGCCGCAATGTCTGCGGGGTTAATCGGTTATGCTGATGGAGAAAAACGCGCTATCTGGGAAGAGGCTCAGGAAATAGCAAAGAAACAAAAGATACAAGCGGACAGTTACATTGATTTTAAAACCCAGTTGCACAGGGTGGAAGAAGAAGGAAAAAAGAGGGCAATTATTATAGCGCAAAAATTGGCGGTCTGGAGGATCGTTTTAAATAAAGCATAATTTTCATGCAATCTGGTTTTCATGGTGGGAGATAAATTATTTCCCACTTTTTTTTAATTTATTTTTGTAAATATTTTTTTATTTAAATAATGTTTTGTAAATTTACGAACCGAAACAAACAAGCGGTACTTTAAAACAACCAATCATGACAAACAAAATTCAAACATGGAGATTTTTATACACTTCATTTTTAACCGTGAAACAAGCGACAACAAAAACAGGTGCATTAAAAGAAGGACGTGCCAGTAAATCTCATTTTATTGTAACTTCTGGAGTAGGTTATTCCGATTGTTTAAGGAAAGCGATACTTGAATGCAAGTTCAATGAAAACCAGTTAATTGGCGCAAGAAATTTATTGTAAAAACAAACGGGGTGCAGCATCCGACCAAACTGCATTTTAAAAATAACCAATCATGAAGATTACAAAATTTACAGCCCGCATTCCAATGGGAGACGAAAGAAAGAAATATTTTGTCAACGTCGTTTTTTCATGCGGCTTTGGCTTATTTGGGCAAACGTTTAAAAATTCTCCAGACTACCTTATTGACTTGCATTCTTTTGAGGTTGATCCCGCTTACCTTGAGCAACATCCAGAGAAAAACGTTGGCGAAAGAATGCTTGTTCCAATGATAGATGAATACCAAGACTTTTGGCAACTTTGCAAAGATTAATAAACAACTTTAAAAACAACCAATTATGAATTTTATAACAGAAAAGATGGACACTTTACAAAACACACTTACAGACAACGCCTTGACAAGGTATTACGAACTTCGCATTAAATACCTTGAAGGCGAAAAAGAAAGATTGCAAAACGAAGCAAGATTTGATTACTTGATTACTTTGGACTTTTGGATTTACGCGCAACGAATGATTGAAAGCTATGTAATATTTCATAAGGAATCACCGCATGAATATTATCTTGATGTACTTAAAACAATATTGAAAAATTTAGAATCGCATAACGAAAAATCTTTTGACACCTCAATAAACCGATTAAGGCTCGAGGTTATCACCAGATGCAATGAAGCGATTATTAAATGCGAACAAATAACAGCAGCACGATGAAAATACAAGAATTTGCGCTAAACGTATCAATAACCGTTTGCCCCTCCCATATTGTTGAACCCCTTCACCTTAAAAAATGGTGGAGGCAGCGTGGAGTTGGCGAACTTGAAAAATGGTTTGTCTCAGGAAATGCCATTAACTACAATGATGAAATCGACTGGAAAAAAATAAGTGACCATAAAAAATCCTTATGGTACGATTCTCAAAACTTTCAAATAAATATGGGTCATGAATATTCTAAAAGGCAGGGTTAAATACACGGCGGGAAAAGTTTTCGAAGGTCAATACGGTCCTTCAATCAATGCCGCAATTACATTGGATAACGGTACGGACATTCGCGTGTACGGGAAACCAGACGATAACAAGTTAATGGCATTAAAGAAAGACGATGTCGTTACTATTATCCACGACGGTAAATCTTACAAAGTCGCTTTTGACATGCTTACCGCGAACGAAATACCTGAAAAGGTAAATACACCCACAGAAAAAAATAACGTGCAGCAGGCGGCAAATGTAGCCCCTAAAACGAACGTGAAATTAACTGCGGAAGAAATAAGTGAAAAGGCAACTTTTATGACGGGTATTTACGCCGATATATTTCACCAGTTGCAAGCCTCAGGACTTGAACCAGCGCAAGCGCAACCAGCCGCCGCGACGATCTTTATTCAGATAGGAAAATTCTTTTAATCTCATTATTGGTATGTTTGCCCCAGCCTGAAAAATGGCTGGGGATTTACCAATACAAAAAAAAAAAACAATGCTTCTTCCAAAACCATATATCTCAGTCAGCCAAATAAACCTTTGGTACAGTGACCGCCAAAAGTATATCAATCGATACTTTTTAAATCTTCCTGAAGAACCTTCCATTTATATGAACTTTGGCAAACAATTTGCCGAAAACACGGAAGCCTATATCAAAGACGGAATAATCATGGAAACCTTCCCAGATTTTTACATTGATAAAATACGACCCATGAAAGGCCTGGAAGCTGAGAAAGAAATTAGCCTAAGTATTAACGACATTCAAGTCAAAGGTTTTATCGACGCCTGGGATGTTCATAATAACAGGGTTATCGACTTTAAAACCTCAGGCAAACCGTGGACAATGGACACATTGAAAACAAGCCTTCAAATGAAAGTTTATTGCCTTGCAATGTTTGTCAACGGTGATCAGATTCCTGAGTGCCAAATCAACTGGCTGGGGACAAGGAAAATAAAAAACGGTTTAGAATTTACGGGAGAAAGCTATGAATTAAATCATACCTTTGAAATGGATGAACTTTTAAAAGCTATTGTTTTAATTGAGCAGACTTGTAAAGAGATAAGCAAAACATATACCAGTTTTTTAAATTCTCATAATTAAAAAAAATGACACCGAAAGAAAAAGCAGATAAATTACACCAGCTTAATTTTATTATATGGTTTATGGTTGCTGTATTAATGGGTTTAGGTTTATTTGCAGATTTAATTTATTATTTACTAAAAAAATAATTATGCTAACAGAAAATGAAAAAAAGAAATTAAGTAAAGATATTGCTTTGCTTATTGTAGCCGCTGGAGGTATTTTAACCCTTGCTTATGCCATTTATTTCATTGTTGACACTCTAAATAAATGGTACTCATGAAATGGGAAATCAAATGGAAAACAGGTAAGGTAATCACCGAAGCGCCAACAATAGAATCAGCGATACAAAAGTTTAAGGAGTTGGGAATTGATATACCTGAGAAAGAGATAAGTATTGCATCATTTGGTTGATTTTGTCCCGTATCTCATTGGTACGGGATTTTTTTTTATTTTATTTTTGTAAATATTTTTTTATTTAAATAATGTTTTGTAAATTTACATAACAAAATAACCAATCATGAAAAACGAATACGTAATCTGGGGCATAGCACCAAACACAACTGAAGAAGATATTTTATTTACTGAGGCTCAAACTATACAGGAAGCTAAAAAGGTAGTTAATATTTTAACTACTAAGCATAATTGTAAAAATTGCAGAATCCAAGTAATTGATTTTTCAAAGCCTCTTGATTTTTTATCAATTATTAACAACTAAAAACAACCAGAATGGAAAAGAACATTTACACCGTAATGTACACAGGCAACGCCAAAAGGTATCAAGATTTATGTCAAGAAATTGCAGCATTCTCAAATCGCGAAGCCGTTGAAAGATTTTATGCCGCAATGTTAAACGAAAATTATTTCCCTGTAGATGAATTTTCATGGGGAGGACTTGTTTACGATTGTTACGGCAATGTCATTGCAGATGCTTACGACGAATGCATTAAGTATGACGGCGGTTATTTTTATGCTGAACAATTAATAACGGTATAATGAAAAATCCAATTATAGAAACATACGTTCCACAAAACAAGCGCCTTCCTTTTCAGATTGCTGGAGGGGTAGGCGTTGCATTTGTTGTTGGGTTGATTTATTCCCCAATTAATACAAATTACCAATATACTTCATTTGTGCCTATTATTCAAAGGGACACCGTTTATGTGCATAAAATTACCTCGCTTACTATCCATGGCAAAGATGAAAAGAAGGAAGTTGACGAAAGCGCGTACGGATCTCGTTCGTATGGCTGGGAGGTTCGCAAGCTATCAGGCGAACAACTCAGGCAAACATTGGAAGGTCGCGGGTTTAGAAACCTTGCAAAAGTTGACAAGGCAAAGCTTCGCAGAATATACCTTGCTTACTGTTACGAATCAATGTTAATGAACGTCCACGTTTTAACCGATTTTCCCGTATCAATGATTTATTCCTTTTTTATCATTGAGGCAACAAGTCATGGAGTTGAAACGGAGCTTTGGCGCAAACACGCTAATGCTGGAGGGGTTAAGGCTTTAAAAGGTCATGGCACTGTGACCTATAAAACACGCGAAGTTATCAGGGGTAAAAACAAGTACATTAGGGCAAAGTTTATGAGTGCAGAAACCACCGAACAAGGCATGAACCTTTGGGCTGGTGTTTTGAACTCAGGAAGGTACGCCGCTTGTAAAAAGGCAAATTATAGGATAAAAGGAATCAGGTTATACGAATCAATTTGTAAATGTGTTTACAAATCGGGATACCACACCGACACCGATTACAAATTCCGAGCCTCATTAATGGCGGAGTACTGGCAGATCAAAAGGGATAATTTCCCTTTGAAGAAAGAATACAATGTTTTTTGAATTATTTTTCATTTATTTTTGTAAATATTTTTTTATGTAAATATTTATATTTATATTTACATATCGAAACGAACAAACGATAAATCACCACTTAAAAAACAACAAAATGACTGCTTCAGAATTTACAAAAATCGCAACTTTAAGATTAAACGCTTTACCAACTAATGACCTTATAGTTGAATTAAGAAAATTAATGAATGATTTTACATCAGCAGCAAACATGGTTCAGGATATAGTATTAGATATTTTAATGGAGCGTTTACCAGAATCAGAATTTATAGAATTATGTAATAGTTTATAATCACCATACAGGGCAGTCCCCCAGCTGCCCTACTTTTTTAACCACTAAAAAACAAAAAACAAATGGAAAAGAATTTTACAAACACTCAATTTCGATGGACATTCGAAAGCATCAGCGATAACATTCCAACAATTATGCTTTTGACAATCATTCTTACCTACGGCATCAATGCCTACTTAACAGCCATTTTTTTACCAATTGATTTTTGGTTGGCAATCATTGCAGCCAGTATCTTGCAATTAGGACGCTTTGCCGTCGTTTTCATGGACTTTCTTAACCCAACTAAAGGTAGAAGCACTTACCCGCCTAAAATAGCATTAGGCGCGACGATTGTGGCTTTAATAGAAATCTTTTTTGGTTTGCAAGAACAGTATCAAGGAGGCGAATTTATAACCATGTTTCTTTTTGTTGGAACCATTGTAGTATTTGGCTACTTGCTGGAAATAAACTTTGTTGATAAAGGGGTTGAAGCCTACGGAATTAATGAGCCAAAAGTTATCAAAAGAAGGAAAAGAAAGCAATTTGTAAAAAAAGTCACGGAGGATTCGCCAAAAGAAAATAAAGGTTATGTAACTTCGTTTCAAACGATAACAATTTGAGAACATATATCGGGGTTGACCCAGCAATCAGGATAAACGGAATGGCAGCCTGTTTTATTAACCCAAACAAAGAGGTAAGATTCACGAAATACAAAAGGTTCGTGGATTTTATCCTCGACGTTCCAAAGTGGGCACAATACAAACACCCTGTTGTATTGGTGGAAGATTCCAGCCTCCAGAATGTAACTTTTAACTCTTCCATTAACCGCGCGATCCTTTCCCGTATGTCCCGAAACGTGGGCATGAATCAAGCGGCTTCAAGAATAGCCTATGAATGGATAAAAGAGCAAGGTTGCGAAGCTTACAATATTTCTCCGGAACAAAAGGGCAAAAAATGGGGAAAAGAAATATTTATGAAAATTTTCCAAAACGAAGGCTACAAATTTGAACCAAATTTTAAAATTGCCAAAATAAGTCAAGATGAAATCGATTGTTTTACCCTGGCATTACAAGCTAAAAATTACCAAAAACATGAAAAAAAATAGTGAAATGATTGACGGAATAACATCTGAAACATGGAAGGAAATTGAAAGAATTTCAACATTTTACCCTAAAGAAATTAAATTTGCGCAAGGTACTCAGGCAAAAATTGCCTTATTAAGATTTTATCTTGAGCCTTTATTGCCTGATAATAACCCACCAATGGTGGCAATGGATAAAGGAAGGATGTTAACAATAGCTTACAGACTTTATCAACAATGCGATGGGGATGTAATAAGAGATTTGACCTTAAAAATTATTAACAAAGTTATAAATTAAGAAATCGATTACGTTTGTGTTAAAATAGTGGTGAAATGAGGGTTGGCAGTTGCGTCAACCCTTTCCATTTTAAAACGTAACCCCTTGCGTCTTTGCATAATCAACCACCGCACGGGCATGACAAAGTGCCAAAGTATTCTGGAATGCTGGGTCAAACATAATTAAGGCATCTTTGTAATTTGTAAAAAATCCATTTTCAGATAAGACGGCTGGCATATTTGTCTGACTCAGGACAAAGAAATTTTCCTCTTTGTCTGGGTCATTGTCAATTGTATCGGTTCTAAACAACCATTTTGGGAATGCCTCCTGCACCTCATTAAAAAGGAATGTGGCGTAAATATCCGACTTTGTTTGTCCCTTTGATGTGAATACCTCAAAACCCCTTGCCGTCGGAGATGCTGCGTTACCGTGGATGCTTAGGTACAACGAAGCCTCATAGTTTTGCGCGTTCATGTTTGCCTTTGCTACTCGTTTAGTTAAGCTAACATCGATAACAGGGTCGTAAACATTGATAACCGATAATCCCCAGTCTTTTAAATACTGCTCAATCTTTGCCGTTACTTCACGGTTAAACACGCCTTCAAAGAACCAACCGTAGCCGTGGAACTTTGCGTTATTATGCTGGAAGCACTTAGAAGGATATGTCGTATAATTATAAGGTAATTTCTTTTTTATATCAATGCCTCCATGACCCGCGTCAAGAAATACACAAAATTTACTTGCTTTCATATTTTATATTTTAAAGGGAGGCATAAATCAATATACCTCCCTGAAGCCGCATAAGGTAGCGAATCGTCTGCGCCTATAATTTAAATCCAATAAGTGCAAAAGCTGCACCAACGATTGATAACTTTGCTGGAAGTTTTACCTCAATCTCTTTGCCTGCACATTCTCTCGAAGTCTCTTTAATCTTGTCCCAAATGATTTGAGCCAATTGGATATATTCACGCCAAGTAAATTTCACTTTGTTACCTTCAAGATGAACATTTATTTCACTTGCAAGCTCTGCAAAGTTCATCGAGTAACAAGCCACGTCACCAATCGGAGATTTAACCGTGTCTGCATTTTTAAGAGCATCTTTTAAATTAGTCTGCATAGTTTTATTTTTTAAAAAATCTAAAAATGGTTGTTGTCAAATTAACGCCAGTAATTACTTTTATGTTTTCCGAAATGCTGTATAGTTCCGTGAATGCTATCAAAAAACTAACTGAATAAACAATCTGCGAAGGCATCCCAAAAGTAATACTTGCTCCGTGAAAAATCATTATGCCACAAAAATAGGTTAATATCTTTTGCGATGTACGATATAGCCCTTTACTCGTTATCGGTTCTTTTCTTTTCTTGGCCGCAAGGATCCCCGTGACTGTGTCTGCAAAAACAACGAAGATTGTAAAAATCAAAAAATGTTTGATAGGCAGGAAAAAGGAAAAAAGAACTCCGCAACAAATGGAAAATAACACTCCGTCGTATCCTACCTTTAAAAGATTATAAATTATTGTTTTCATCGGTTTAAAGCTAAACGCCTAACAATGCTTTTTCCATCCTGTGAAACATATAACTTCCTGCCTTCGTCCCAATACAAATCTAAGAAATTTCCTGTTGTTGGGAATCCATTTAAACGTATCAATGATTTGCCAAAACCGTATAAAATCCTTGCCGTTGTACCTTGCACCGTGTAACGCAAAGATTTATTAGATGCTTTACTAAATGTTATCGGTATCGCTCCCGTACCTGTGTTAATTACCCATTTAAAGGTCGAATCGTTTAAATGCTCAAAGGTTTGCAAGCCTAAAGAATCAATAGGACTTTTTGCTGTGATTTGCGTAATGCCAATATTTTCTTTTATAGCCCCTGTTATTTCTTTTGAATAATAATACGAACCATTTACAAAGTTGGCGTAGCTATTTGCCGTGCTTTCAAATTTCTGCAATGCCGATAAATAAAATTGAGCCGTATCGCCAATGATGGTAACTTTTTCATAGTATGAATCATCATCGTATTCAATTCTATTCAAAAGATAAAACTTGCTATTTTTTGAAATAACATAGGACGTGTCAAAGACAGGAGATTGAGCATTTAAAATGCTTGTACAAAAAGCCAATAAAATTAAAATCCTTTTCATGTGTATTTTTTATTTTGTTACGAATACTTTAAATAAACCTGAGGCTGGATCAACCGTTCCAGTGGAATAATTATTAAATCTTACTGTTACAGTGTTTGCAGCCGATACCCACGCGGAATAACTTGTATTTGCATTTACGGCAGCATTTGGAACACCTAAGGAAACAACATCCCCGTCTGCCGCGCCTGTTACTGATATTGTTCTATCCGAAGATAATAATGTTAATGTTGAAGGGAAATCGAGCGTTGCCGAACCTGTTAAGCCGTGGTTAACTGTGTGTCTTATTGTGGATGGGGAAAATAATAAGTTTGTTCCATTAAACTCCATGGCTCCAGCTTCAGGGTTTGTAAGGTTTGTACCACTTGTAAATTTCAAAGGTGCGGTTGATGCGGTGGAGGTGCCTGCTGCAAGATGAACATAAGCAGTAGGATTTAAAACTCCAAATCCAATACTACCATTTAAATAACTTCTCGTATTTGAATCTGAAATGTACAATGAATAAGCTTTATTTGTTTGTGTGCCTATTGTTAAATCACCTATATATATTCCAAATGTATTTATCATTGTTCCTGCGCTATTAGTAATATCTTCGATAATTAATCCATAATTATTTGTAACTGTTCCACTTCCGTCATTAAACATTAATATTGAATTTGATTTTGCATTTAATACATTACCAGTTGACCTTGTTAAATATTCATTTCTTAATGCTGTTAAATTATTTGCAGCGCCAGAACTTCCAGTTCTTATAGAAAAATAAGCTGCCGTTATTGCATTACTTCCATTTGAATTAGTAACGGTAGGTACTACTGAATAGCCTCGACTATTACTAAATGCAGCTGAACCAGCGTAAGTTAAAATTGAATTGAAAGCACCTACAACAGCAGCATTTGTTGCTGTAGTTTGTGAATAAGTACTATTTATTTCGTTATTTGCAAAAGATTGTGTACCTGTAAAAGATTCATTCCCTGTTAAAATTAATTTTGACCCATTAAAAGTAAGGTTTGAAGATGTTGATAATGCAGTTGCTGATGTTGTGTAGGGTATTCTATCGGCAGCAGTAAAAGATGTTAAACCCGTACCTCCACTTGCAACTGCCAAAGTGCCTCCTAATGTCACCGCGCCACTTGTTGCCGTTGATGGTGTTAAACCCGTTGTTCCTGCGCTAAAGGTTGTAACCGAAGTACCTCCTCCAGCCTGTATCCATCCATTACTTGCAGTTTTATAATGCCATAATAAATTAGTAACTGTATCAAGTAAAAGAAAAGCACTTGTATCTTGTTTGTTTACCCGTGTGATTTTGCTTGTTGCAGATACTGTATCAATAGAAGCCACACCCCGATAAATAAGCCCGTCGGCAGTCGTTTGTTCTCCTAATGTTATCTTTTGATTGCCATTTGTTGGGTATTGTGCCAATGCAAAGCAAGGCAAAAGGAAGAGGAAAAGGGAAAGGAGTTGTTTCATGTTTTTGTTTTTAATTTCTTTGCATTATATGCCAATTTGTACCATCAGCAACTAATGTACACCATTGAGGGGAAACATTACCCGCGCCTAAAATTGCAGTACCAGCTGAACCGCCAGCCAAAGGAATAACATTTGATGCACTACTTATTACTGTTGCGTTTGATAGATTTTTAATCATATATTGCCTACCACTTGTTGCCGTTGTTAAATCAATAGATGTGGTTGAGCCTGTACCTGTAATAACAAGGGACACTCTATTTGCTGAAAATATAATAGTGCCTCCAGTTGTTGTTGAAGAAAAAGTATAACCAACGCCTAAAGTAGTTCTTGCGACCGATGCACTTTCAGCACCAGTTCCACCGTTGGCAATAGGCAATGTTCCTGAAAATTTGTCAGACCTCCAATAAGGATTAAGCATTGTTGTAGTGTCTGCACTTGTAAGAACATTGTTTCCAGCTTCAGTTATATCACCAGTTACCGCAAGGGTACTTGATAAGGTAG